CTACTGCTTCTGGTGATTCATCTCATTCTGAAGGTGCTAATACTACTGCTTCTGGTGATCAATCACATGCTGAAGGTAATAGTACTAAAGCAATTGGTAATAGATCTCATGCAGAAGGTGAAGGTACTGATAATATTTTAGTACTTTTATCTGAATTTGTTAATGAAAAACCAGATATTGATGGTAGAACTGGTATGGTGTGTACTGAAGCATCAGGCAGAGCAGCACATGCGGAAGGTAGTGCTACTATTGCTTCTGGTATATGTAGTCATTCTGAAGGTGCTGGTACTCAAGCAGTTGGTAATGGTTCACATGCTGAAGGTGTTGGTACTAAAGCAGTTGGAATAGCTTCACATGCCGAAGGTGATCCTACTTTAGCATTAGGTAATTATTCACATGCTGAAGGTAGTAATACAACTGCTTCTGGAGAAGCATCACATGCTGAAGGTGCTAATACAACTGCTTCTGGAAGTGATGCACATTCTGAAGGATTTAATACAACTGCTTCTGGAGCAGTATCTCATGCCGAAGGTGTTTCAACAACTGCTTCTGGTCTCTTTTCTCATGCTGAAGGTGTTCAAACTATTGCTTCAGATCAACAATCACATGCTGAAGGATTTAGTACTACTTCTTCTGGTGATTCATCTCATTCTGAAGGTGCTAATACTACTGCTTCTGGTGATCAATCACATACTGAGGGTAATTCTACAATTGCTTCTGGTCCAACAGCACATGCGGAAGGTGCTATTACAATTGCTTCTGGTACTAATTCTCATGCTGAAGGTACCCAAACAACTGCTTCTGGTACTAATTCTCATGCTGAAGGTAATTCTACTATTGCATCAGATTTACAATCACATGCTGAAGGATTTAATACTACTGCTTCTGGTGATTCATCTCATTCTGAAGGTGCTAATACTACTGCTTCTGGTGATCAATCACATGCGGAAGGTAATTCAACTATAGCTTCTGCTAATCTATCAAATGCAAAAGGATTTTATTCACTAGCCTTTTTAAATTCTTCAATGGCACATTGTGGTGGAACACTTTCTGATACTGCAGATGGTTCCTGTCAATATATGAGATTCGTTGTAAGAGGACAAACAACTTCTGTTAGTAATTCAATTAATTTAATAATTGATGCAGCTACAGTAATAGCTTTATTAGATAATACTGCTTATTATTGTCGTGTAGAAGGTCTTGGAATTGAATCTGGTGCTATTTCTGGTGATATTTCTGGATTTTCAATTCATAGTATTATTAGAAATGTTGTAGCATCAATGACTATTGTAAATCAAACTTTCGATTATAGTTATACATCCTATTCCGGTGGAATAACCAATACTGGTGTTTTAGATGCTGATGGTGTTAAAATAGTTTTATCTGCAACTAGTAATCAATTGTTAATTAATGTACAAAGCGGAGGAAATATAACTGATACTATTAATTGGTGTGCTACTGTTAGTCTAACTAGTACAGTTCCATAAATTACTAATTTATTCACTTATAATATATAAAAAATGTATACAAATTTAGTATTCGAAGGTGGAGGTGCAAAAGGTATTGCATTTTGTGGAGCAATAAAGGCATTAGAAGAGAAAAATATAATGGAAAATATAAAAGGAATTATTGGATCTTCAGCTGGTGCTATTATTGCTGGAGCATTAGCAGTTGGTTATAATTCTATAGAAATACAAAAAATATTAGAAGAAACTAGTTTTACTAATTTTAAAGATGATTCTTTTGGAATATTTGTTGATATTTATAGATTATTTAAACATTTCGGATTATATAAAGGACAAACTTTTTATGATTGGTATGGTAAAATATTAAAACATAAATGTGATAATAAAGATATAACATTTGAAGAAATCTACAAAAATTATAATATTAATTTAGTAATTACTGGTACTAATGTTAATAAAAAAAAAGTAATTTATTTTAATCATAATGATTATCCAAATATGCCAATAAGATTAGCTATTAGAATATCAATGAGTCTTCCTTTTGCATTTAAACCCGTTAAATTTAATAAGTGTTATTATGTAGATGGTGGAGTACTCGATAATTATCCAATTTGGTATTTTAAAGACAAAGATAATACTATTGGCTTTAAATTAGTTAATTCAAATGAAAAAAGAGATGATCAAATTTATCATGATAATGATAAAATTACCAATATAAAACAATTTGGAAAAAATATTATAAATAGTCTTACAGAACAAATTGAAAGATTACATATTAAAGATGATTATTGGAATAAAACAATTACTATAAATTGTCTTGGAGTAAAAACTACTGAATTTAATATTCCTAAAAATACAAAATTAAAATTAGTAGAAGAAGGATATAAAGCTACTACTGATTTTCTAAATTCAAAAACATAGAATCGAGGCCAAGTAATTGTTTAGTATCTATTGATTTAATTCCTAATAAATACCATTTATAAAATCTTAATTGTGAATCAAATATTATTTTTTTGTTAAATTTTTTTATTTTTTTTTCAAAAAATGATAAATATTGTATATCATCATATAATTTTGTAGCTACAAAATAATCTAGTTTATTTGTATACTTAAAATTTAGTGGATAATTTGTAGAATTATTAATATATTCTACATCACCAAATATATATTTTAACATAAATTTATTATATAATATTAATCTATTATTTATTATTTTAATTATAGGATCAATAATAGATTTATATTCTTTTGTACCATAATAATATATTATTCTTTTTGAATTATAAAATATTATTTTCTCTGGATAATTATTTATACCATTTAATCCATTATAAAAAGTTTGGTAATTACTAATTTGTCTATTAAAAAAACAAAATAATTCTTCTTCTAGTTCTTTAATAGTATTACTTGTAATAATTCCATTTATTATAATTGAATTCTTTTCATATGGTATCAATATTTTACCACCAATTTTTAATTTTTTTGATAAATTTATTAAATGTACATAATTCCAATCAATAAATTTAACCGTCGATTCATCAAATAAAATTTTATCAAATAAATTATCATTTAATTTAATTTTTATCTGTTTTTTATTATTAAAATTAAAACATAAACAATTATCAATTTCTTTTAATAATGAAATACCAAGCCATTTCGTTATATGTTTTAATTTAATTGCATCTACTTTTGTACCAGCACCTAATATTAACCACATTTATAATAAAAATATATTTGTTTATTTATGTAATTTTAATTCTAATATTTTATTAGATAGTATATGGCTGGTGGAATATTACAACTATTATTTTATGGTGCAGAAGATATGTATTTAACTACAAATCCTCAAATAACATTCTTTAAAATAGTTTATAGAAAACATACTAATTTTTCATTTCAAACATTCGAACGGTTTTTCCAGGATAATCCATCATTTGGTAAAAAGAGTACAATTGAAATTCAAAGAACTGGTGATTTAATACATCAAATGTTTTTAAAAGTGACTATTAATGCTGTCGAACTTAATGAAGGAGAAAAATTTGCTTGGACTAGAAAATTAGGACATGCTTTATTAAAATCAATCGAAATTGTTATTGGTGGTCAAGTATTAGATAGACAATACGGTATATGGTTAGATATTTGGTATGAATTAGCACGTAATGGTTATCATGAAAGAGGATATGCAATTATGATTGGTGATGTTCCAATGTTAACTGAATTTAATGAACAAACAAAACCACAATATAATATATTTATACCACTTAAATTTTGGTTTAATAAATTTGTTGGATTAGCATTACCTACTATAGCAATTCAATATCATCAAATATTTATAAATGTTGAATTTCAACCAAGAGAAAAATTAATTATTACTAATGATCAGTTCAATAATATTAATAATGTATCAATATTAGAAGCTAGTCTTTTAATAGATTTTATTTATCTAGATGTGATTGAAAGAGAAAAATTTTCGACAATGCCACATGAATATCTTATTGAACAAATACAATTTACTGGAGAACGAAATTTTCTCAAAAATATAGAAAGATTACAATTAGATTTTACATTTCCAACTAAAGAATTATTTTGGATCATGAATAATGGTAATTATATATCTAACAAAAAATTTTTATGTTATACACATCTTGATGATTGGACAAATGAAATTATAAAATGTTCTAGACAATTATTATTAAATAGTATAATTTTATTAAATAGTCCTGTATTTGTATTAGATCAATATGGTAATTTTAAACTAGATCAATATGGTAATCGTATAATTAATATACCTGGAGAACAACCACCAAATAATGGCGATTGGGAAGAATTTCAGATATTATCAAATGGTTTTACTAAAAATGATAAAATAGAAATAATTAATAATAGTGATACTTACTCTTTTTGGGTTAATACTAATTCATTATTAATTAATGATTATAGTATAACTAGCAAAATAACTGCTAAAATATTAATAAATAATAATAATCAAATAATAATACAATCTTTTGATTCTGATATTAATGAAAGAGATGTAAGTATTCCAATAGAACTTATGATTGATACTCGAATAAATTCGGATGATATATGTGTAAATTTATGTACTAATTTTGGTACTTTAATTAATGGTAAAATAAATCCATATTTATTTAGTATGCTATTATTTAATGATCAAGAAAGAATAGGGAAAAGAAATGGTAATTTTTTTAACTATTTACAACCAGAAATGCATCATAATAATACACCAACAGATGGTATTAATGTTTATTCATTCTGTCTTGAACCAGAAAAATTACAACCAACTGGTACAGCAAATCTATCTAGAATTGAAAAAATTATTATTAATCTTACAATTGGTGATTTAACAGAACGAGAAAATTTACCAAATTTAAATATAATAAATGAAAATTCTAAAATAATGATATTTGCATTAAATTATAATGTATTAAAAATTAGTAATGGATTGGTTGCTTTAGCATATAGTGATTAATATCTCTATAAATATTATAATAATGAGTATTTGTTTTAATTATGATTATAAAATATGGCATTTTATTATTCCACCAACACAAACTATATATAAATTATGTATTTCTTCTGATAAAACAAAACTGTTTCTAGTCACATTAATGAGATTTATAATTGTATTATATTTATTTGATTTTTTTTATACAAATAATTTAATTCGTTTTAAGACTACTTCTTTTTTTAAATATTTTGGATTTATTTTTTTATTATTGTGTTTTATATTTAATTTAATTATTCTAATTTTAGTTTTTATTAAAATGCCTATTTTAAATGAAAAAGCTATGAATACTTATGTTGGTAAACAAGTAGATATTATTGAAAATAGTACAATATTAGATACTGAACTAGAAAAAAGAACGGCTAAACTTTCTGAAGCAGAAAAAACATTAATTCCTGAAACTCTTAATCCACCATATAATAAACCAAAAAGTATCAGTTAATTTTTTGGCTTTAATAATCTTTTAGTATTATTTAATATAGGCTTTTCTATATTATTGTAACCAGCACGTTTTAATATTGCAAAATAACTATCCAATAATTCTTTTCCTCGTTTAGTATAATCACCATTCATTGAATAGTTCTCAAAAAAATTTGGTCTAGTTTTCCTCAAATATCTTAAAAATTTTTTTGCTTCCTCTAATTTCTCCCGTAAACTAACATTTTTTGAACTTGTTGTTTTCCATTTTATATCATCTATTGCTACTTGAAATCTATCACCATGAGATCCATTTGCTTTCATATACCAAACATATGTAGGTATTTCATTTGGATTTATTCCTGATGCTCTAGGTAATACTATTGTACGACGTTTTTTTTTAGTATTCTTTCTAATATCTTTTTTAATTGTATCATATATTAAATTATCTCTTCGATTATCCACTCCTATTTTATTAATATGTATAATAGGATAATGTTTTCTCCTTTCTCCTTCACTTTTTTGTTTTAATGCCATTATTATTTCATGTAGAAAGACTTCTTTATAAGTATCATCATAATTATGTAAACAAGAAATAAATTTACACTTATTATAACGCCATTTTTTATTTAAATTTTGAATAATCATGTAATCATCCAAATCAATTACTACAGGCTCATTAATATATATTACTGCATAATATTTATTTTTATATCTAACTTTTTTATGATCTAATGACATTTATATTTATTCCAGAAAAAAATTTTGAAATATATTAACGTTATTCAAATAATTAATAATATAACATTATAATGACACATAATATCACAATAAATTTTGCTTCAATTAATACTATCTTAAATACTATCAATATTCGATTAGATGAATATGAACCAATACATGATTTTGGGAAAATATGTGTTAAAAAAATTATTCCAAAAATAAAACCATTAATTATCGAAATTAATACAATTTTCAATAATGTTAATAAAATTCACAAAAATGAAATAGATACTATTAATAATGATATTATAAATACAATATTTTTTAGTAATTTTGATATTGATAAATTAATTAAAAAATTAAAATTAAAAAAAATACCAGAACAATCATGTGCAGTTAAAAATAATAATAATAAATTAATAAATATTAGTATTAGTATATTACTTGACGCTCTCATTAGAAGAATCAGATTTTGGGAAGAATTATTACGTAATAATGGATGGGATGGATGTCATTATACATGTGAAAATATTATTCAAAAATCTTTTGAATTATTTCTTGAAAAATTACCAAAACCCAATGAAAAAATATTTTCATCAATTCAACGAAATAATAATAATAATAATACAACTATTAAATTAGTTCATAAAATTGAACCAATAGTTACAGAAATTGAAAATATTATTAAATATGCACTAAATTATTCTAATATAAAAGAAAATAATAAAACAAATATAAAAAAAAAAATAAGAAGAATCTTTCAAAATACAAATAAATAAAAATTTTTTATAAAATTAATATATATGTTATCATTAAAAAATAAATATAATTATATTACAGTAAAAAGTCCTTATAGAAAACAATTATGGATTAACAGATCATTAAAACCAGTTTATCATAATACCAGATTTGTTTATCGACCATATTACTATCCATCTTTTATGTATCCTAATTATTATTGGCAGAGTACTACATCAAATACACACTTATATAAATATATGCCAGAATTTAGACATCAAAATGATATTATAGAACATTTTAATTTATCATATAAACAACAAACATTTATTATTATTTTATTATATGTATTTATTATTTATGGTTTTTTTTTTATTAGTATTTATTCTAAATATTGAATAATTATGGTGTATATATATATACTATATTATGAATCTAGATATACAAAATGTTTTAATTGAAGGTTTTAGAGGAGGAAGATCTGGAGGAAGATCTGGAGGAAGATCTGGAGGAAGATCTGGAGGAAGATCTGGAGGAAGATCTGGAGGAAGATCTAGAGGAAGATCAGGAGGAAGATCAGGAGGAAGATCTGGTGGAAGATCTGGTGGAAGATCAGG